GCACCGGCTATTAATTTAGAATACAAGTCATAGTTTTTCTTAATCCAATCCATATCATTTTTATTAGTAATAAAACCTAATTCAGATAAACGATAATTTATATTTATTTCTGCTGATACATTAACATTTAGTAAATCATTACGAGGTGTCACACCTCTTATTTGTCCTAAGTTATTTTTAATAACATCTTGTATACTTTTATCAATAGTATCTGCATTGAATTGACTTGAGATAATAACATGCCCACCACTTGCGCTTTCTCCTGCTGCGTCTAAATGTATTTCTAGAACAATGTCATACCCCTGTGATTTAACCCAATATAAGCCATAATCTTTTTTATTGCCTACATTAACACCGTATGCAGTATCTTGATACATATCTTGTGATTGACTTGAGCCACCGTATAATGCAACTTCATGTCCTGCATGTCTTAAATACTTAGCGATATTAGGCGTTATATATTTACGTATAAAATCGCGTTCGTTTGTTCCGTTTCCTACTGCTCCAGGATCGTTATAACCATGACCGGCTACAAGCATAATTTTTTTAGGTTTAATTACTGCCTCTTTTTTTGTAGTCGCTTGCTTAATAATACCTTTAGCTTTATTGCCAACGCTTAAGTTGTTAGGGAAGTTTAACCTAATAAAATACATTGGATTGTCATAATAATGAACACGTCTTGTCACAGTTTCAGGACCCCAACCAGGTTGCGCAACGCCATTAGTCCAACCTTTACCGTTCCAGTTTTGACCAAATGATGTGAAAGTATTTAAATTTGCGCTCTCAACAATTTCAACGTGTCCAGCTCCGCCACCATACTTTGACGGGAAAACGACAATATCCAACTTTTGCGGTAAAAAGCTGTCATAGTTTTTAATTATTTGACCATATTTTTCAATCTTTGCTTTATTATCAAACGGGATATTATAAGCATATAAACCTTGCAGCCTTTCGCCTGTCGCTAACATAAAGAACATATTGGCGTAATCATAACACTGAAATCCATACCAACCATCTGGGTTGAATTGTTTCCCTAATGAATTGTCAAACCATTTTTCTGCTTGATTTTTTGTCATTAACATATATCAACCACCTACCCTAAATCATTTGTGTCGTTCATATTCGTAGGTGTCATTACTTCTTTAATAGGTGCTTGTCCTGTTGCTTTTCTATATTTACTTTCAGCTTTATATTTCTTTAATTTTTGATTCGCCCATTTCCCTTCTTGAGATGTTGGATTGTCTTTATACGTAGTATATAAAGCAACAACAGTAAGTATTATTGATGATATAGTCTCATCGTCTACTGGAATCGGGCTAATACCTTTGTTCGCTAAGAATTGATTTACTAATGCTAAGATCAATACGATGTATCTTGTTATTACTTTTGCATCCATTTGTTTGCTCCTTTTATCCAAAATAAAAAGCCAGTGCCGAAGCACTGACTAAAACTTATTTACATTTACCGAACCAAAAACATGTCCAGAAACTATAACCAAAGATTAGTTTAAACATTTTATTCACCTCTCTTATATGCCCATAAGCATACGCAATAATGCTATAATTAGCGACCCAAATATTGTCCCAACTAAACCAAGCACCCACATTTTCATATCACGTATGTTCTTATCATTTTCTTTCTTATTCTTTTCATCTATTTCTCTTTCTTTTTGAATAGCATCTAAGGTTTTATCTAATTTAATGTTAACTTGCTCTTGGGTTTTTTGACCTAATTTAATTTCGTTGAGTGTGCTGAGCATTGTTTTATCATTCTCTTCTAACCTTCTGATGCGCCATTCATGTTCGTGTTTTTTGAACCACCCCAATTCAGTACACCCGCTTTCTAAAAGAATAAAGATTATGAGTATCTAACTCATAGCTTTTCATACTGTTTCAGTGTTAACTGTTACCTCTGGAGATAAATCTGATCTTTCAACTACTTCTTTAACTACTTTCACACGTTGTTTTTTGTTAGTTAATTGATATAACAAATTTAACGTCTCCGCAATTTTCTTAGCGTTTTCTTCAGATTTAAAATCTTGAGCATGGTTAACCATTTCAGAAGTTGTAAAACTTCCTGTGAAATCTTGATATACTACACGTTCTGTACCTTCTTTGTCGATTTGTACTAAAATAAACCTTTCTGTATTGTTGATAATTTCTTTTGCCATAATTAAATGACCTCCTTAAATTTTTGTATAAAAATAGTGCTAAGGATTACTCTTCCTTAGCACATTGTTGATTTTCTTTATTTTCTTGTATATACGCTTTTAACATCGCGTTTTCTTGTGTTAACCTCATAATTTCCTGTGATAAATAATGAATTGTATATTCAGGATTAGCTTGTAACCCTTGTTTGTTATCCTGCATTCTTTGACTCCTCCAATTTCTTGATTCTTAGTTGTTGTTCTTTGATAACAGGGATAAGATGAATCCATAGACGATCATACGCTATACCTTCAATTTCTCCTTTGTCATCATACGTGACAAACTCTTTTAATCCTAAATTCTCCACCTCTTCAGCGATCAAACCTACATATCTATCAAGTTTATAGGTATCATCTGATAACTTTCTATCCTCTCTCAGCTCTTTAGCTAAAATTTCAGATTCAGCCTTATCGAACCACGTTCTGATCGGTAAGTTAAGAATAGCTTTTGAATGTTCAAGTTGTTCATCGCTATCGTTATATTGATTTTCTATAGACAGTTTGTATTTACGCGCTGATGTCGAACGTCCAATTGTACCTGCAGAGGTGATGTGTAAATTAGCTGCACCTGAATAAGTACGCCTATAAATTGAATTAGACGCTACCCTATCACCTGCATTATCAGAACCTACAGACAATAAATCTGTGCTCTGTATATGGATATAACCATTACCATCTCGCCTTTTTATTATATTGAATTTACCGTATCCTGCTTCTATGGTTGTATTTCCCCCCGTTGTGTAATTACCATTAACAACCTGTATGAGACCTTTATTCCTTTCTTTAGAAAACCTGATACCTGCACCGTAATCATAGTTCTCATCAGACCCAAACATAATATAGCCGTCACTCGAATAAGCATTATCTGCATTAGACAGCGTGAATGCAAATCGGTTTAATCCAGGTACTTTGTCTGTGTTCGGATATAAATACACCGGCGCCTGTTTGCTTTTGATATTCGATGAAGCGTAAGACTCCAGAACAATCCGATTGTTATCTGAGGTTAGTGCAACGACACCGCCATAGGAATTGATTGTTATCCCATTCATGCCACTATCACTGTAAGTTTTATCCCACCATTGAATCGTACCAGAGGAACCACCGTCTTCACCTTCACCATCGATATAGGTTGAAATACCAAAATGAGACATATAAAGTGAACCGCCAGCGGTGTTATTCCTAAATCTTAGGTGACCGTCTTTCAGTCGCGTAAAAATATCGTCTGTTGAACGTTTCCCTCTCCAAGTACGTTGCACAATACCACCTAGTTCAATAGAATCATTCTGTATTTGAACATATCTGTTATTGTCACCGCCTTTAATTCCAATTCTATTAACATTGATATCAAGACCCTCTCTTGATAAATTAAGACTGTTGACAATATCGGTTTTATCTACTTTATCTCGCATATTTTGGATAAGAAGGTTTATTTCTCTATTACCGTTAATATCAATTTTATCAGCATTTAATCTAATACCACGTGGCCCCACATTCAAAGCTTGAGCCACTCCGTTATCATCATATCTGATTGTTGTTCCATCTGTAACATTTTGAACAATCTCGTTTAATATATTTGAAAGTGTACGATTGGTTGCATTAAACTCTTCTTTAGTAGTTCTTAATTTGATTTCCTTACCATTTTGTATAATTTGAGAACCATAGCGAGTCAATGTTTTCCTCTGTGCATCTGTGCTTTCTTTGACCTTGTTGTCTGTATAAGCATTAGCTTTCTTTTCAGCGTTTCTAGCCTTTAGTTCTGCGTTTTGTTTTGCCTCTTCAAGTTTAGCTTGAGCATCTTGTATAGCGCGTTGCTCTTCTTCCGAAATTTTACCATCAGCATACGCTTGCGATTCCTTCTCTTTAAGATCATCTTGAGCATCAATGTATGATTTTAAAGCTTCTTGCGCTTCTTGATTTGCTTGTTCAATACTTGCTTTAATCTCAGGATTATTGGACAAATCACTTAACTGGTCATCAGTATATTGTTTTTGTTCTTCCAATCCGTTTCGATATTCGTTTAACGTAACTTTATCTTTGATTTCACCTTTTAAAGTCGTTCTCTCAGCTTCAGCAGTATCTAAACGTTCAACAATACCGTCTTTGTCTGTTTTATAGTCCGATGTTTTTACATAGTCACGTAATTGTTCTTTTGTGGATTCTCTAGCTGCTTCAATAGCTGATTTAACAACATTAGGTTCTCCGACTAACTGCAAATCTTCATTCACCGTTAAACCAAATTTTGTTGCTATTATTTCCAACGCTTCTTTATATTTTTCATCAGTGTATTGTGACTGTAATAATTTAAATCTATCTGAAATGGCGATTTTGACATCTTCTACATCTGTATAAACATCTTGTAATTTCTTTCTATACTCAAGAAATAAAGCTTGTGTATCTACCAACCGACCAATCGTTGCAGTTTCGGGTGTCATAGATTCTAAATTATTTTTAATTTGATTATAAACATCAATCACAGCGTCTAAACTTGCTTGTAAGTCCGCTTTCAAATCATTATCTACTAAGTACTCGCTATTAAGTAATTCTGTAGCTTCTGACAAAAGACTAGCGTGTTGTATAGATAAATTAATAAAAATATTGTTTAATTCACTGAATAGCGCTTTCTCTCTTGTTATACCACCTAATTTTTCAACATCATTTGGTGTTGCTTCAATCCATCGACCATTCCAATATCTACGCAAGACAGCAACATCAGGGTTACTTGTATCATACCAAAGCATATCATTGACTGGATTTTCTGGCGGTGTATCACTTTTGTGTATTTTGCGTTCAAAGTATTCTAATTCACCATCTACAACATCTTTAACTATAGTGTTGATATTGCTAATATTATCGTTTAACTTTTGATGTATTATGTTCAATCGCTTGTTAAACTCTTCTCGTAATTCTGATTCTTTGAACTCTTTAGGTTGACCGAATGTATATGTGCTATTTTCTGAAATTATGTTATATTCTTCGGCAATAACTTCTGCCTCTACATACAATGGCGGGTTAAAATCTCTATGTTTTACTCTGACTGTATCACCAATTGATATAATCTCGTGCGGATACATAACTTCCAAATCAGTAGAAGTAATCTCATATGACATAACTGCCGACTTACGTTTATTTAACTCTGTTTTGGCTAAAGAACGCAACCGTGTTTCATTCATATTTTGATCATCTGATTGAGGTTCGTATATTCCCCAAATATAACGGGTAGGTAAGTTGAATTGACTTTGTGCTTCGTCATCAGTCACAACTAACTCTAAACGCTTTCCTTTGTCATTTTCGGGTCCCACAGCAATTAATGCTGTTTTGATTTCTGACATATCAATCTTCCTAGTTAACCCAACCAAATCTTTACCATACTCAATTTCTTTACCTTTGAATAAGCTGTTTTTCTTTTTGAGTACCACATATCTACCTTTGACGGTATTAGAACTAAGCTCTATATAAAAATCCAATACCATTTTATAGGTTGTACATAATTGCTTTAAAACTTCATATCTAGTTTGATAAGAAGTCCATGACGTAGTACGTAAGCCATCGTATTCGGTTTGTTCAGAAACTTCCCAACCTGTATCACTCAACACATCTTTCAATGCTTCTGAAGTTATCTTTTTCTCAAATTTGCCTGGTGCATACGGTTTAGCTGTTGTTATATCAGCAAGATAAGACGCTATACATTCTATCTCTGTGTAGCCGTCCATCGTATCTTGAACCCAGTTAATAATAAATTCACGCCATTGTTTGTTTGAATCCCTTATAATAACACGATGTCGTTCACGGAACTTTTCAGCTCTTTCTGATGATATGAGCAGTTCAAGCATTTCTGAATTGTCATTAACATTACGTTTATGAATCGCTCTAACTAAGGAAGGGTCATCAGTAGAAAGGAAATCTATAATCTTGTCGTTAAAATCTAAAACATGTATCACACTCTCATCTCCTTTCTATAAATATCTATCTTGCCATTTAACCGTCGTATCAAAGACGTTTTCAGGTTGTATGATTAATTCACTGTACCCAGAATCAACATTGAAATAATTACTTCCAAACGATTTCTCGCTCAACATTGGTTCCTCATTGATGACAACACTTTTTGCTTGCATATCTATTTTCACTAAATCACCTTTTTGTATAATGACATCCCTTGCGCCTTTCGGTTTCGGTAGAATCTCCGTATTGAATGAACCTAATCCATTCATCTCCATCCACTTATAACCGTTATACTTCGCACTATAGATAGCTATGATAGAAGCTGGACGCTGATAAAACTTACCGCCATCTATCCACTCTTTCTCATCCATATCAATAGGTTTACGTCTATCTGGGTCTTTAATGTGATCAAATTTCCAAGTTTTAATAGAAAATTTATTACCTACTCTTCTGAGCCGCATATAAACAACGATTCTGTCCAAGTTATACATTATCGGTTTATTCTGATAGTCGTATATCTTTTTGGGGTCTCCTTTTTGGTTATACAACGTAACAACAATATGTCCTATTTTTCTATCATGATATTTATTTTCATAACCAATAGAAGCAAGTAACTTACCATCACTATCATAAATATGTTGTGCTGTTCTTCCGGCACCTTTACCTTTTTGTTCAACAATACATTTATAGGTAATTTGAAAATCTGTCATCGCTTTAGGGAGCCCTCGTTTCGTGCCAGCACCAACCCAACCTTTTGCATCAGGAAAATTAGTTGCTTTATATCCTTCGCCAAGATTGGATATCACAAAGTCACCGCCGACCTTACCACCTAAATCATTACTTGGAATATCTTCAGTAATCATCTTAGTCCAACCTTTGAAATCACGAAACTCACTATGATAAACAGGAGGCATGTAATCCTTAACTTCTTTGGTTACCTCATCATCACCAACCATAAAATAATCTTCATCATTTTTAGTGATCATAAAGTAACTAGATGGTTTAATTGCTCGGGCTTCAACAATTAAAGGAGTGTCAGCAGTCCCACTATTTACAACTGAAACTTGGTCTGAAATCGCAGTATTTTTATTTCCTGTTACTGAATATTTGTAAGGGTCTGTTAGTACTACTTTGATAGTGAACTTAACAGGTATTGTAAATTCTTTGTGCAGCTTTATTGGTCCTTCGAAATAAGCGTTCCAGTACCAATCTTTAGATTTGAATTGTAATTTAACTTGTTCCTCGTAGTTAAAAAACTTTACTAATTCATTCAAGACGTCATCATGTGTTTTAATGCCGTTGTGAGATAAATAGTCATTACGTACCACCAAAGGTATATCAAAACTATAAGATTCAAGCCTACGCCCTTTATATATAGACCCCGAACGTCCATCTACATTTTCTGTTTTTAAAACATAATTAAAAGAGGGTATTTCAAACCCTCTTTCGACATACAACCAAGGAATTGTTTTGTTGTTCACTTTAATAGTGTCTATCATTGAATAGCAATTCCTCCTTTTCTAAACTTTACTTTTGTTGATTCTTGCCTTTCTCGCTTTTCTATAGACGCGTTCACCTTTTTATCAAAAGCGTATTCGTCAATAATCGGCTGATAATCTTTATCTGCAATCACATCGTTAGATTGTGCTATTTTCAGTAATAAAGCTATTTGTTGTTGCTGTTGTTCAATCATTTTCAATAATAAGCTAGGATCATCAAACCCGTTTAAGTCTGATAACTGGCTAGGACGCTTATTTTTACTCGCTTTTTTCCCTCTTACTTCTGCTGCTGCATAATGCAAAATCTTCATTGCATCATTTCTACGAGCTGGATCTGTTGGAATAATCCATTCTGGATGACCGTCTTCACCTAAGTTATACCAACCATCAAAAACTTTTCCACCTGTAGCATATGCGTAATCACCAGCACGTTTAAAACCACCCCAACCATATCGTCTAACAATGTACTGCATTGCTGAGATACCTTGATGTACTGGATTATTATAATTAGTGTACCCTCGTTTAGCGTTAGCTCTAAAAGTTGAGCCGATAATTTGGAATAATCCTCTAGACGGGTCTCCTCTTTGAGCATTAATATCCCAATTATTCACTGCATTTGATTGATAGTTGCTTTCACGCTTTGCAACTCGCATCATCTGGTCATGAATCCACTTACCTTTATAACGTCCTCCTAAAATACTTTGCGCTTGTCGGATTACTCGGCTGGCATAAGTTGCACCACTTCCAGAAGTAGCATCACCGCCACCAATTGATAACCTACCTTTTTTCTTTGCATTTCTTAAATATGGTTCAGGGTCAAAATGGCGTCCGTTTCTCCTCATTTCAAAATGTAAGTGTGGTCCTGTACTAAATCCGGTATTACCAGTTAAACCAACAACATCGCCGGGCTTTACCATCGTGCCACTAGGTGGTGATTTGCTAAAGTTTTTCAAATGCGCAAATAGCATATCGATAACGCCACTAGTAATTTTTACATAGTTACCATAACCACCAGACATAAACGGCATTCTTGTAAGTCTACCACCCATAGGCGTTCTAACTTCTTGATATACAAATGGAAAATCGACACCTTCATGAAATGGTCTTCCAGTTGCAGCGGTATAAGCTGCGGTACGTCCATAATGATAATTAATTTTGTCAGGGTCTAATATTCCGCCGACTAAATCGCCACCGCCCATAGCTTCTAAATTTTCTTTTATCCAATCAGTAGCACTTTTCTTAATCTTAGACCATGCAGCTTTTGTTATGTCGCCTGCAATTCCCATTCCTTTAGTTAAAGAATTGAAATCAATTCCAAAAGCTTCAAGTATATAATTTAAAAGCTTGCCTGGATTTTCCATAAAATCTAAAACATCACCAACTTTATCGCCAAGCCACTTTGTACCTTTACCTATTTGATCTTTTGTCCAATTAAATGCCGATGATGCACCGGATTTAATATCTTTCCACATAGTACCTATGCTAAATCTTGGAAGCGTTCCATTTAACATTGAATAAGTTTGTGCGCCGTTATATACTTTTGAACCTTTAGGTAAGTACGCTGTTGTATCTGTATTAGGCGTAAGTACACGTTTACCGTTAGGATACTCAATCATTTCATTTCTGAAACCATTAGGACCATTACCACGTCCTTTATCCCCAACCGTAGCGAACGTATCCCGCGCAATCTTACCGTTCTTAACTAATCTTGTAGTAGTATGCGTATGTTCAGTACCAGTGTGTAACTTCGGTATTTTATCCATACCCAACTTACCACCGACCCAGTTTAAACCTTCAATTAATTTATTAAGACCTCTTTTAACAGCGTCTACCATACCACCGATATGATCTTTAATTTTACCAATGATAGATTTTAAACCGTCACGCATGCTTCCAAAGATGTTACGCACTCTATCCCGTAAGCGACCCGCTATACCTACCGTATTATCTTTAATAGAGTTCCAGATGTTTGACATCCAATTTCTTAATTTAGTAAATATATCTTTCGTCGCATTCCATAAACTTGTGAATTTAGACCTTACACCCGTAAATAACGAATGAGCCTTGCCGACGGTATTGCTTTTGATATTATTCCACGTACTAGATAACCAGTTTTTCATATTAGTGAAAATAGATTTAACACTATTGAATAAGAAACCAAAAATACTTTTTGTTGCATTCCAAATTGCCGATAATGATTTCTTGAAAACGCCTATTATAGCAACCCATATAATAGTTATTAAACCTTTAAGTAATCCACCAAAGTATCTCACTACACCTAGAATTTTACCTACAAACCACAGTTGTATTAAATTCCAAATTAACTGCACAGTACCTTTCAGTATCATTACAATGCCGTCCCAAACGCCTCGCCAGTTTCCTGTGAAAAGACTAGAGAACACTTTGATAATACCCAAAATAATATTAATAGCCCCTTGTATTACACCTTTGATATTTTCCCAAGTGCTGACAATCAAAGCTTTAACCGCCGGCCAAATAAATTGCATCACTTGCCAAATCGCAAACATGATTGGTTTAATTACAAAATTTATAATAAATTCAAATATAGCTTTGATAAAATTGCATATATTTTGAAGCGCTTGAACAATAGAAATTCCGTTTTCATTAAAGAATCCATTAATTTGACTCCAAATATCTTTAGCAAAATCAACTATTGCTGATATCGCTTGTTTAAAGATGTTTTTAACAGAATCAATGAAAGGTTGAATAAATTGAATAAAATTACTAAATGTTTGTTTAACACTTTCAATTGCACCATTAACAAAATTTCTGAAAGTTTCAGATTTCTTATAAGCAATTGTAAATGCGACTGCTAAGCCAGCCAAAACACCTAATACAATGCCAATTGGACCAGTTAAAGCCGTGAAGACAGTTCCTAATATAGGTACTTTAGTCGATAAAAAACTAATTAATCCATCAGCCTTTGCAATACCAGCTAATAGTGGGGCTAATACAGTTACTGCATTGCCAATTGTACTTATAAATGCGCCTAATCCAAAAACTACAGGACCAATTGCAGCAGCAATACCACCGAAAATAACAATTGATCTTTTAGAACCATCACTTAAATTGGAAAACCAATCAACCGCTATAGATAGCTTTTTGATTAATTCTTCCATTACTGGTGCAAACGCACTTTCAATAGAAGTCCATACATCAGCACCTACTAATTTTAATTTATTCATTGCTACTTTAAATCTTTCGGAGCCACTTTCAGAATCTTTAAACGTTTGATTTACTGTGCCTTGGGAATCTTCGATAGTTTTTAAAAATTCTTGATAACTAAAACGACCACCTTTAATAGCATCTGCTAAATCAGGACCTGCTTTTGCACCAAATGCTTCAATCGCTAAACTTGTTGCGCTAGCTATATCCGGCGTCTTTTCAATTTCTGCTAATGTCTTCTTAAATTCTTCTCTTGGATTTTTACCAGCTTTACCCCAATTGGATATAGCTTTTTTCAAACCACTGAAGGCTATTTCAGTATTAACACCTGATTTCTCCCATTGAGAGAATAAAGCGATTGATTCTTTCATCTCAAAGCCCATAGCCCTCATTGGAGCACCGTATTTAGTAATGCTATCAGCTAATGTATCAACACTTATACCGCTAGCCTGTGCTGCTTTCGCTACCATATCAAGTACACTTTGATACTCATCAGCTTCAATACCTGCATCACCCATTGCACGCGTAATTAATTGAACGGCTTGTACGCCTTCAGAACCTGTTATGTGACTAAATTTCAAGAATGACTCTGTGGCACTCTCAAGTTCTTTGCCAGTGAAACCTAACCTTGTGTTAACTTCCCCTAAAACACCGCCTACAGTCTCAGCATCTGCTGGAAAGTTGCCATAAACATCTTTAAATGAATTCTGCAACTTCTTAAGCTCTCCGCCGGTTGCTCCTGTTGCTTGGGTAACTGTATCTAAACCTTTATCAACTTCTGCAAAAGCTTTTCCTGATGCTGCTGCAATACCTAAAACAGGTGCGGTAACACCAATCATCATACCTTTACCAATAGATTTTAAACCATCACCCATTTTTGTTAATTTAGGTCCCATACTTTCAAAAATTTTACTGGTTTTCCCCCAGCCACTTTCTGCCATTCTTTGAGCTTCAACTTGGGCTTTTTTGAACTCTTCAAACTCAGCCGATGTTTTTTGCAATTCTCTTTCTAAATAATTCAACTCATTTGCTTGTTTGTTATATTCTTGCCGTAATTTTTGAGCTTCTGCACTGTTTTCACCCTGTTCTTGAGATACCTTGTCATATTGCTTGGCTAAATCATCAACATTTTTCTTATAACCTATGATAGTTCCGTCAAGTTCTTTAATCCTTTGTTGGTAACTATCAGTTGATTTTTCGGTATATTTGAAGTTGTTGCCGGTTAACTTTAAGTCAGAATTTAAAGTTTTAAAGTTTCGTTTGATTTCTGCAAATGATCTATTTAAATTTGCTGCATCCAAATCCAAACCTATAGATAAACCTTTTATTCTTTCTCCCATTTTTTACCTCCTTTCTAAAAAAGTTCAAAAAAATAACCCTAACCAAACGGTTAAGGTTAAAATGCATCAATTAAAGCCTCTGCTTTTTCTTCAGAAATGTCATTGTTTTTATTTTGATATATGGAAAGTACATAATGAAATGGCATTTTTAAAACTTCGTTAGCGTCTTTACCATTTTCAATTAAGTCCATCATGAGAGTATCCATATTTTTCAACATTGCTTTATATGTTAAATCTTCAGGCTTTATTTCATGTTCTGGATAAAATTTCTAGTTTCCTCAGTTTGCTGACCTTGAGTAATGAAAATTACTTGTTCACGAAGTGCATTCATTCCATCAGGTGCATGCATACGTTCTTTTAAGTCTTTAACTGTGAATTGGTTATCGTAAATTTTTACAACCATATCCATCAATCTGTCAGCGATTTCTCTTGGTTTCATCGTGCTATTTTCGTCCTCAATATCATCGATTAAATCCATTGCTTCGTATACAATTTCAAATGAAATGAAGTGTGGTGTTAAGTACGTTTGTAATTTAATTTCATTTGCTTTCGGGTCTTCTACTAATTGAATAATGTTACGTTTTAATTTTGCCATTTTATAATACTCTCCTTATTTTCAAATAAAATAGAGGGGTTGCCCCCTCTTATGCTTCTACATTTATTGTTATAGTGTCACTCATATTACCAACTGTTGCTTTAACCGTAGCAATGCCTTGTGCTTCCGCAGTAACTTGACCATCTCTATTGATTGATACAATATTCGTTTGATCTGTTGTGTATTTCAATAACTTACTTTGATTAGATGGCTCTACTACAACATTTAAATCGTATGTGTCGCCAACTTTAAGTGTTTTAATGCTATCTGGTATATTAACCGACTTTACCGCAGTTTCCGATGAAGCCGGTTTTGTTACAAATTTCCAGTATATTCTTCGCCTAAAATTTTCTTTAAGAAAGCCTCTTCGCCTTTTTCACCGTCTCCATCATGATTTGTCATGTTAGCTGAATCAAAGATATACTTACGTACTGACTTTTTATTATCAACTAAAGGGAAAAGTGCCTCACCTTCAACCTCTTCACTTGAGAAATCCCAATCTTTCTCAGCCGTTTCTCCATCGATTTTAGGATTTGTAAACATAACTTTAGGTAATAAAACTGTTCTAAATGTACCGTCTCTACGCTCTTGTCTGAACCATACAGCTACGTAATTGTTTTGTTTACCTTGTTTCTCTTCGTAAACGCCATCTTCATCATAATCTTCATTAAAAACAATTTTGCGAATCTCTTTAGGGAACGCATGCATTTGTAATGAGATTTTACCTTCTCCGTCTGTATTCCCTGATTCAATTGGACCGCCATCAGCATAAGCTGTTTTTAGTTCTCCACCAGTTTCAACACCAATTTTTTGTAATCCTCTTGTTTTTGTAATATCACTATATTTTAATTCCGCGCCTTCTTTCGTTAATTTAGCGAAACCTAAACCAGTAATGTTAATATACGCCTTTGGCGCACTTGCATGTTTTACTGCCATTTAATTTTCCTCCTTATAAAAAATGCCCTCGTAAACGCGAGAGCTTCTATATGTTTTAAATTCTTCTATATATTCCGGTTTTCCATTTGAAACATTTCCCATTTTTAGTTCAGACCATAATAACTTTTGAATACGATTAGATATCTTATTTCTTATGATTCTCGCATTATATTCATCATTGTACTTAACAAAAACATCTATTTGGACAATATAACTATATGCACACTCATCTCCGTCAGTATAAGTTGTAGGTATTGGGTCGTCGATATCGTCAATAACAATAAAAGGTACATCAGTATCTTTTACATTAGGGTATTTATTGAACTTAATATTATTGATATTTACGTGCTCTCTAATAATTCTGTCTTGACTAATCACTTCATGAACTTTGTACAAAATATCAATCACAATTTTTTCAACTCCCTTTTTAGCGTCTCAAAATACTTATTTTGCCCTTGTCTTATTGCTCTATTAACACCGCCCATAGCTTTAGGTTTGATAAATTTACCTGTTTCTTTTTGAACGTGTCCATATTCAATTAAATGTACGATTTTATAACGGTCTTTAGAACCTCGCCAATGAACAGTAATTGTACGTTTTCCGTTTATCCATTCAGGTTTACTAAAACTTACCTCATTAATTAATGCTCCCGTATCTTTTGAGGGCTTTAGTTGTTTTTTTACTTCTTCAACAATTACCTTAGCACCAGCTATTAACGCCTTATCTTGAACTTTTACCATCTCTTTTATGCCAAAACGTTTTTCTAATTCTCTTTCTAATGCTTTATTACCTATCACTTTCACACTCATGAACTATATCCTCCACGAATCATAATAAAGTCTTTATTATCCAAATCTGGTGATACTTGCTTTATATTCAAACGATTTTTGAAATATCTTGATTCAATTTCAAGATAATGTTCTTCACTGGGTAAATAATCACCTTGCGGATCACGAATATACAATTTAATGTCATTTTGGGTTCCGTTTGAGATAGCTTGTTCTAATTCACGTAACCAGACACCATCAATACTCGCCCAACAGCTATATAATAATTTTTCTTCTTTTTCTCCAGCTTCTGGACCATTATTTTCAGTATACTTATAAAAATGAACACGAGTATTTAAACGTTTAGTTGTAATTCTAGGTTTTTTAAACACTTTCTTCATCTTCTGATACCTCCATTAGAGATAACGAAAAATCTATTATTTCAGGTCTGTAATTATCGTTGAAGTGTTCTAATAAATCTTGATAAGCATATCTAGCGCGTATAAGTATCAATTCTTGACCTATTAAATTCTCTAATTCAAAAACTCCGCACTGATTTTTTATACGCTCGTACGACATTTTTAACAACTGCTTTAAGTACTCATCCTCTGAATTATGGTCAATCTTTTCAAGTGATTTAAATTTGACAAGCAAATCATCAATCGTCATTGTCTTCACCATTCAATAAGTCGACGATTTCACTTTTAACCATTGAACTAGACGCTTTTTTTTGTAATGATTCGCATAGTTCTAATAATTCTTGTTTTGTCAGCTTATCTAAAGGTACGATATAAACTTTGTCGTACTTATTTTTGATTTGATTTGTCAACAATTCAACACGAGGATTGTTATACCCTTCAGCTGGATACAACTCCCCTACTTTGTACTTGTGTTGATTGTGCTCTATGTCTTTAAAAGCTCTAACAACTTTAAATTTCACCATTTTATCACCTCATAAAATTTTATAGTGTTTCTTCGGTACCTTCTAAAGCTGGCTTATGTCCTTTTAAATCTAATTTCCAAACAGCAGCAACTTTATTATCTTTCGCTTTGCCGTAAGCAAATTGTTTTGCAGTGTATAAATCCATATCATCTAACGCAAGTGTTTCTTTAAATTTCTGAACATTAATACCACCAGCTAAATAACCATCATATAAACCTTTAACGTACGTTAAAACCTTACCTGCTTCTTGGACTGTAGACTCGATAACATTCAAATTAAATGGTAAAGCAGTAACATATACGCCATTTGCATTTAAATGTGTATACTGTGCTTGAACCTCAAAAGCATCGGACGGATTAACAACCATTGTTACATTACCTTTAACCGCTACTGATTTACCTTTCTCGTTAGTTGAGTGGTATTTAAACACTTGCGTCAATTCATTAACCGTAGCGCGCGGATTAGCAAATGTAAGCGTACCTTGTTCTTCTTTCTCTGGATAAGCACCCTCAGTTACCGATACACCTTTTTGTACTTGACGGTTTAAGCCGATTGGTTGGTCTTTACCAGTACCTTTTAAGAACGCAGTTTCAAGCGCCACTGCAAATGCTTCTTCGATTTGAACACGAACAAATCTTTCAATCCACGCAGGACCAAAATCATTTAAATCTTTTGGTAAAACAACAAACGCTGTCAATTTATTTTGAATTGCTGTTTCTTCACTGAACGCAGCATCTAATTGACCTTTAATTTCACCATAGATTTTACCCCAAACAGCTACGCCAGAAGTTTCAGATTTTAAGAACTTCAAACGCAAACCAGCGTTTTTAATACCTAAATCAGCTAATAACGGATGATTCGTCGTCAAATCTTCAAAAATTCTATCAATTGTTTCTTCTGGCAAAAGTTTTTCTTCTTTATAGTTAACGTTTTTATTGATATCCATGAAGAAACTTCTTTGGTTTGCACTCAAAGATTGTGCTGATTTAGGTAAACTAGAAACTCTTTCAGCTTCTGCTTTTGCTTGTAATTTAGTTTCTTCAAATAGTTGGTTAATCATGTCACCGTACAATTCATTTTGTCTTTCTTGCGGTTCACCGTTGTTTACTGCATTAATAAATTCGTTTTTCGCATTTGCGAATGTTTCCGATAAATTTATAGTCATTTTATGACCTCCTATTTTTTGTATTAAAAAAGGAATCTTGAAAATCCATTTGCTGATACTTTACTATCTGCAACATCGATTTCTGATTCCTTTTCTTTCATATTTATTTTTTCAATTACTTTATTTGCTATTGCGTCAATATCAATGTTAACCTCTGGCGTTTTACTTACCAAAGCTGTTACACGATTTAATACATCTTTCGATAACACTTGTGTATTGCTTGCTACAATTTGCATATTGTCGTTTTCAAACATTTTACTATCCGCAAAACCTTGTTCAATGGCTTCATCAGCATTTAGCCACGTTTCCCTAGCCATCATTTCTACAAGTTCTTGTTTGTTTTTACCAGCTCTAACCGCATATGCCTCAGCCATTATTTGACCAACATGTTCTAATGTTTCTGCAGCATGATTTAGATCTTTCGCTTCTCCTTGCGCAATACTTGAAGGATTGTGAATCATCATTCTAGCAACCGGACTCATTTCGATGTGGTCACCAGCCATTGCGATAAGCGATGCCGCACTTGCTGCTATTGCTGTGATACGAACATTCACTTTGCCTTTATGAGCTCTTAAATGTGTATATATTTCACTACCAGCTACTAGGTTACCACCATTTGAGTTAATTATAATATCAACATCTTCATCACTAAATTCTAGTTGTGTTAAAACATCTTTAGGACAAGTCGAATCCATACCAAGCATTTCGTAAACCCATTTATCTTCGTTGGAAACGATGACGCCTTTAATCTCCACTTTCATCTTCATCACCACCTTTCAAAGTGTTTTCATCTTTTTCTTTTTCATCATTTTCACCACTGTTAGCTTTTTCGTAGTTTTTAGTAATCAGGTATTCGTCTAATTCAGGATTGTCTGATGGTTCTTCACCTAACATAATCCGCACCTCATTCCTTGTAAATGAACCAGAACTTACAAGTTTGTCAATTGCTTCAGCATATTGAAGTGGGTCTTTTTTATTCACACCGACAATTTCTATTCTTGTATCTTTCAAATACATGCTTTGTGTTATGAGTTTCGCGTTTAATTCGTTCTGAATCTTTTTTAATAAAGGTGTTAAACAGAACTTCTCAAATACAAGCGTGTTCTTTTCCAAATCAGCTGTTTCTCCGTAAATCAAACCTGGAGGTATACCAATCATCAACGCAACATTTTTTATTGCATCTCTCATTAGCTCACTCAATTCAGAAAAAGGCATGTTACTATTCTTACCACCATTAGATAATTCCTCATAATCAAAACCTTCTATCAAAGGCGCGATTGCTAGTTGATTTTTATTAAAAGTATTGAATAATTTATTTGTGAACGCTTGTAATTTTTCTATATTCTTTTCGTCATATGCGCTAGAGGCAGATTTCAAAATCCCTCTTATTTGATAGTTTTTTAATTGTGCACCTATCATTCTTCCGAATATTTTCCCGTAATCTTCGAATAGACTTTCTACAAAGTGTGTCACTTTATTGTTGTTGTACTTTAAATATATGACCTCTTGCATTGTGAAAGTACGTTGATAAGTATAATCTTTAACCGTTACATCTTTGAATATATCATCATACAAAGCGTACTCTTCTCTGTAAAAGCTATCTGCGATAAGTAATTCTTTGCTGTCACTTACTACGATTAAAACCTCGTTATCATAAATTAGTTTATATATAACTTGTTGCCAAAAACTATCGCTTGATAAGTCAGTATTTGGTTTTATATTTAACTTGTAGTAAACATCATTCTTTTGAATTCTATTACCTTCCAATACTTTAAAATGACTTTGAGCGACAGCTCGCGCAACAAATTCAATACAACTATCAATCGCTAAACGTTTCACATACGCTTGTTGTGATAGATCTTCTATCATATCTAAATCAAGCATATATGTTATATCTTTCCTAGTTTTAAATATCTTTTCTAGAATACTCATGTCTCACCTCCTCTATTAGAAATCTATACTCATTAATGCATCAAGCGCTTTAGACATGTCTTTGTCTACTATATCGTCTGCTCTATATAATGCGTGAACAAAAGCCATGAACCCATCGGTTTTTCTTCTATTTTCATCTTTTTTAATATATTCTTTATTACCATCGGGTTTAACCTTTACTGCAACATTATTAGTAAACCAACGCATCAAAGGATTGTCTCCATATATTACGTTATGTTTCGCAAACATTGTATCGATACGTGGTGCAAGTAATCCATGTATTGCTTTTGGATTTCTAAGTACTTCAAGTTTTATGCCAGCATCCTCAAACGCACGTCTTACAATATCAGTTCTATAATTATCAGCTATGACTTTTTCAAGCCCATATTTTTCTCTAGCCTTTAAAAACCAATCAACTATATATTCAATTTCAATGACATCATCATCTACAATGGTCAATAATCCCATTTTTTCCCATTCTTTAATAGGAGGTTCTAATTTGACATCATCCAAAAACCCTTGTCTTACAAACGAATGTCCTAACCAAATGTAATCATCGTTTTTTCGGAATAATAGCCCTACACTTGCAAAATCTCGGATATTTGCAAAGTCTAAACCACCAATACACATTTGATTATCTAAATTTGGTATCTCTCTATTAGTCGCTAGTATTTCTTTCCATGGTGCTATTACTTTTTCAAGGTCAACTTCAGGCAAATTCATTCGCTTAGTCATGAATTCAGGCTTATTTGAACGGTTGAATGGTAAATCGTTATATTCTTCTTCAATCGTGCTTAGCAGTGTTTTAGCGTATTCTGATAACGGTTTATGTAACATTGGGTTCGCCTTTTCCCACGTCTGTCTGTCATCAACTTCTTTTGGATCGTCTAACTTACAATAAAAAGCAAACAATCTACTATTTTTAACCTTGCCACTTAATACACTTGCAATTTTGTGCTTCATTGCATCGATATAACCCTCTCTAACAAAACCATCAGTACTTATATAAAACGTTCTTCTATTTTTCTTTTTACCTAATCCACCACGTTTGACGTTTACCATTTCAGGACCAAAGAAATAATGAATTTCATCAAAAATAACACACCCCTCACGTCCACCGTCTTTGGTTTTTGTGTTTGATGTGTTATATCGAATAACCGATTTAGTTGCACGGTTTATTATTTTTGCTTTACTAACTTCATAAGGAGCTTTTGGCGTTTTACCCGTCTTATTTCGTTTGTTATCCATTAAAACGGTTCTGATTTCATCAAACGATGTTTTTGCTTGATCTTCACTATTAGCAACAATGGAGATGTGATATTCTTTAACTCCGTGTAAGGGCGTAGAAAGAAAATCACTAATAGCACTTATTAGACCGTTTTTCCCGCCTCCACGTCCCATGAAAATAGCAAATTCTGTAAAGAAAGCTTCATCTGTATTTTTATCTATAAGAAATATATTAGCTATGATAAACCTTTGAAATGGTAATGTTGGAAAATACCATTTTTCAATAAATTTGATACAATCCTCGATTTTCTGTTCATCAAAATATACATCATCTCGTGAATATATATGTTTTTGTAGATAATTAAAGAGATCAATTCTTTCTTTATTTAAAATTATCTTTCCTTGTTTCCACAAATTTATATATTCATCAACGTATTTATTACTAATCATAGGTAATCATCAGATGGCGTTTCTGTGTCTTCTTTCTCTTCGGGCAATAAATCCGATAATTGTTTGATTATTTTTTGATATGCAGCATCTCTAGCATTAAATAGTTTGGCTACTGGTCTTTCCCTTTCATATGGTGGCGCCTTTTCAGATTGAGTAAATAAATCATAGTCACCTTTTTCTTTTATGTCTTCCCACATGTAATCAAGCATTACACGTAGCCTTGCTGCTTGAATAATTAAACCATCAACTACTTTTAATTTATTGCTAGGTATGTCTTTATATAATACTTGCAGCCTTTCTTTTTCTTTAAGCACTAAGTTTTCATCAACTATAATCTCCATTTCATCACCTGCCTTAAAATGGTTATAAGAGGGGGGGTTATACATGGATTTTTAAAATTATCGCGAAGTCGAGCCCCTGCCCGTTCCCCAAGCGTTTTGATCACTTTCGATTTTTTTGACCCGGGGGTATTTACCATTTTTCATCTTTCCATTTATTTTCTTTTTTTATAAATCTCTTTTCTTTTTTGTTGTGACATTTAATACACAGTGTTTCTAAATTGTTTAAGTCATGAGCAAACTCCGGATGATGTTCTAGCGATAATATATGATCTACATCCAACGACTTACGCTTGCTTTTGTCATATGTCGTTAACTTGCCGTCTCGCTTACATTGTTGACATTCATAATTATCTCTTTCTAGCACTCTTTTTCTTGTTGTTTGCCATTCTTTAGACTTATAGAATCGTATACGTTCGTCTTTAGTCATCATAATGTTTCACCTTATATAACTTAAGTAGTATCAAGACGCATCTATACTTGATGTGTAGTAATGTATTTACAATTAGTTTGAACATGTTCATACCTCATAAATAAAAAGACACATCACATAGTGATGCGCCTCTTGTTCATGCGTTGTATTAGCATTTAATAACTTTAAATATTAATCTGATACTAACATAATAAACTGTTTTAATGCGGACTTACATAGGGTGAAAGTCCGCTACACATAACCAATATACTTCGCTAACTTATCGATCAGTGCATTTCTTCTACGCAATATACTTGTCTTACTTGTACCAAAGTAATGCGCGATATCTTCCCACTCATAACAACCAATAGGACAATCCCAATATCTAAACCTTAATAACTCAAGCGTATCCTCATCGCTCTCATCTATCAGTCTATCTACACCATTAACTATATTTCTTAATGTATTGTATCTGTTATCACTAAACTTCTTTATTGCACATCGTTCAATCGGATTACCTGGCAAATTACTTTTGCTAGCTCCTGCATTATCTGGTTCATGACTTTCAAGTAATTCATATTCTCGCATCTTCAACTCTCTTCGATAGTTATCGATGTGCTGAATGTATTCTTCAAGCTTTTTGATATCATGTTTCTCAATCTTTATCATTCAATGCAATACCTCCGATAATATAAATTACTTTTTAATATCGTTGTTCATTCGTTTCAATTCAATCCTGTATTCTTCTAACCCGTTGTATCCTTTAGTTTTAACTACTTCATCAAGTAGATAATCATTCATATATCTGAGTGCTTGTATCTCTCTTGCACGATCACTATTAATACTGATACAAACTAATAGCAATATAGCAAATACAATAGTCATAGTAATCCACATCACTCACTTACCTCCGCTCGAAAGACGTAATCACTCGGCGCCTCTACATCATCATTAGCCGTCATCATAATATATACTTGCTCAGTTACATACTTACCTAGCTCATACATCGCTAGTAAGAATAATAGTCTTAGTATTTGTTTAATCATTTCCCACACTCCCTTATATTTTCAAACAACTGACTCGCTTTAATAATTGCATCCCTTTTAACTTGTGCCTCATACTTCTCTTTTGCTTCTTCTTTATTCTCTGCCTCAACAACTGTAAACGTCTGATTATCTCTAGCCACAGTAATATGTTCATGTGGTAGTCCTGTTGAATCTTTGAATGTTGTGACTAAGTATTGTGTCACTTCCCCAAAACCTCCTTGACTCGATCTAAGATGTCTTTACACTCCGCTACTTCCGAAGCCTTTTGCTCCACGTTCTGAAACACTCTCGAATTCCTCCACTTGCTTTAGTTCCGGTGTCCATATAGGCACGATAACCAATTGAGCTAGTTTGTCGCCTTTGTTTATGACATAACTACCATTCATAAATAAAATTTTATCTGATGGATGTGGTGGGGCATACTTTCCGTCTATCCCAGCAACATTTCGACTAAAGTTACCATCATCCCAAATCTCTAACGTTTCAATATCATTCTTGATATTAATCCCTAAATTGCCATGATATCCCGCGTCTATCTTGCCTGTTTCAATCACTAAATGTGTTTTACTACTTACACCACTACGGCTAGTTAATAGTCCGACATAACCCTATGGAATGCTCACAGCTACATCTGTTTTAATCACTGCCTTTTCTTGTGGCTCAAGTACGACAGTTTCAGCTGAGAATATGTCATAACCTGCATCCGTCTTATGATTTCGTTCTGGCATTCTAGCGTTTTCTGATAATAGTTTTACTTGTAGGATGTTAGCCATTTTCCTGCGCCTCCTCATATTTATAGACCACTTGACCTGCCATAATCCCTACTGCTTCATCAAGTTCAATACCTTCTCTAACTGAATGTTGAATAGCATTTGTCATTCCCTCAAGTATTTCATCAAACGCTCGCGCTTTCTTATACACGTCCTCAATCTCTTTTAGTAATTCCTCTGTGTCATTGCCGTTATACGCACTAGCGCTGATAACTGACTGTTCAATTTGTTCGCGGTTATTCGTTTGCGTCATCCTCCATTTGATCTAAAAATTCGTAGAACTCATTTGTTCCGTCTAGTTTGTCCATTCGGCACAATATAACACTTAAGTTGATTTCAGCTCTTCTATATATAGCTACTTCCTTGTTCGCTCTGTTCTCAATCTGTAGTTCGCTAAGTCTAAAACGGTAAAATTCGTATCTTCCAAACAATTCATTTTTAAGCGTGCGCCACATGTTCTCCAGCTCTTTGTTGTGTTCTCTTAACTTAGCTATATCTCCAATAAGCTCATCACGTTGCTTCAAAAACTTGCTTGCTTCATCAAACCAGTATTCACTTTGCTTTTCGTAATATTCTTTTGAACCATGTTCCATTATTTAATCAACTCCCCATCTTTCCAGATTAACGTCATAGTTAGGTCGTCGTTTAAGATATAGAACGCTTTGATAGGGAAACATCTGTCGTCATTTAAACTTTCGTTTATACTAGTATTCCTATTTGATGTAGGATTATATTCTCCTTCTGAGACCTCGAATACTTCAAACAACCTATCAAACTTAGTCTCTTCTGTGATTTCCTCTTCAACTTCGACTTCGAATTCATCATCAAACATTATATTGTTAGTTGTGATAGTTCTACTTAAACCAGGAAAAAATTTAACAGAACCTGAGAGGTAATTACTTCTAGCAAAAAATTTTTTATTATTTGATAGTTCTGGGTTTTCCCAAGCCCATTCAATTAATTCACTTAGCGTCATTGTTTTTTTAACTTTGATTTTCATCATTTCCAACTCCTTAAAATAAAGTTAGTTGCTTCTGTTCTTCGTATTCCAAACCATGTTGCTTTATATATATTTCAAGCCCTTCCGCTGTATCAAATGTCTTTTTAACGCCTTGCCAACCTGGTACGATATGCCCATGAAAGTAATAAGTGCCGTTTACTACATGAATATGTGCCACTCGTTCGTTATCCTGATACAGATATCTCTTAGAGCCGAAAAATTGGTTTAAGTGTTCTTTGCGTGCGTTATCTATCATGGTCATCACTCCCACAAATCAAATGCTCTTTGGACATAAAACTTCGCCTTTGCTAAATCCTCGTGTCCGTTTTTCAACGGTGCTCTAGACAAGTATTTGATTGCATTACCTATTGCAAATGCTAATTGTGGTGGATACTGTGCCGTAACTTGTTCAATAAAATCTATAATTTCAATGTCTCCGTATGTGTAGTGCGCTGGTTGCTTAACATTGTCTTGCGTTTCGTTCATATCTACTTTTCTGTTACTGATTACGCTCATTATGCTTCACTCCATTTCTTGAACATTTGGTTATAAGTGACATTGAACCAGTACGGATCACGTGAATGTTTTTGTGGTACATCAAATAAATGTGGCTTCTTTCTTCTTAGTTCAGCCTCTTTGCGTCGTTGTCTAGCCATTTCACGCTCTCGCTCCAAAGCTTTTGTTATTTGTATTTCTCTATAGTCATTTAGCTTCATGCCGAAAGGCGCATCGATAGCTTCCGACAACTCCCAACCCTTCGCAACTCTGTTTCTGACTATTTCAGGCGTGAGCCCTTTCTTTTTCATCTGCTCATTCTCATATTCAGTGTATTTAGAAGGGGGGGTTTCTTGTGGTGGCACAATAAGCGCATCGCCCGTTAGCCCTTTTGCTATCCTGTAATTAAGTAGCCCTTTGCTTAGGTTGTACTTTTTAACTATTTCGCTAACAGTCATCATCTTACCGTCAACCTTTACTTTCTTAGGCTTTACTACATTTTGTATTAAGTCTTTCCCCCTCGCCCCTCTGTCGTACCTAGTAATCAATGTCGATACTTTGATGTCGTATTTATCAGATGCATCAATAAGCGTCATTAGCTTACCGTCTATTCTCACTTTCGTATTTATGCCCGCCATTTATTCCACCTCTACATTTACGTTTCTAATTTTTAAATTGTCATACTCTAGTATTTCGTCAGGATTGTTATATAAGTAATCTGCCAGCGTTTCTTTTTCTTTATCCACATCATCAAAATGCTGATATTCAACTTCTGTAGGTATCCTTATATCAATCGTTGCGTTTATATATGCTTGTTGTTGCATTAGATCACTTCCTCAACTCGCATGATTATTTTTGGTTCTAGTCCATAACGTTTTGAGCTAGTTATTTCTGTAATTTGGTTATCGTCTTTCCATACATGACCATTACAAGCATCTAATACCGTTTTAATTAAGTTATCGATATCCGGCTTAGTCACTTTATACTGTCCAACCATTTCGCTTTTCTTTTTCTTCGACCACGATTTAAGCAATGGAAAGTAAAAGTCTAATTCGATTTTTAGTGCGCGTTCTAGATTCAACTTAGGCATTTGCCCTTGTATATACGCTTTATGCTTTGTATAAGACGTAGGCATGTAAGTTTGAACAAATCTACCTGTATTACGAAAGCGTGGACGAGGTGAGCCCATAGGTGCCTCAAATGTTTCGTTAAATTTAATTTCTATTTCCATTTGCCACCTCTAAATATCAAATATCGTTGCTTGTAAACCTAGCTCTTGCTCATATAGAAGCCCGTGAGCGCCTTTGAATCGTTTTAGGTCACTATCAGTCATGATTTTCTTTTCGTCGCTGAAATGGGCTCCTGCGAGCGAATAAACTTCATTCTCATTCTCTTTATACTTGATGACCTTAATATCTTCTGTGCCATCTTCTCGGTATAAGTAATATTTTTCTTTCGGCATTTTTAACACTCCTTAATATTCGACGATAGCGGGACGTGTATGACGTTCTGCAAGTTTTTGGATAAATAGGTCGTATAACTTATTTTCATCGCCCTGTGCCTCGTCTATGAGTTTCTGAGCGTACATATCTGAACACTCAAGTTTAGTTTTTAAAAACTCTTTGGTTACCATGTATCTCGCTCCCTGAAATCGTCTCCGATTACTCTTACTTTTCTTGCATTGTGTTTCATTCTTGAATTGATACGTTGCCAATTCATATTTTGATTTAGTTCTTTATCACTAAAGTTAGTTGTAAAGATGTTGTTTTTACCTACTCTGTTATCAACAATGCTGAAAAGTTTATTTAAAGTGTGCTCTGTGTTTTCTACACCCATATCATCTAGTACAAGTAAATCAATATCACTTAACAATCTGACTAGCTCGTCTGTAGTTTCAACTGCATTTTTGTTGTATGTCGCTTTGATACGATCCATCAACATTGGTATGTGCATAAAAGCAACTGTATGCCCTTTAGATTTGACTGCTTTTGCGATAGCGTATGCTAGGTGGCTTTTACCAGTTCCATATGAACCTTGCAATATTAATGATTTAGCTTCTTTTGTAGAGAAGCCTTGTACATACTCTATTGCTGTTTGTTTAGCGTGTACTTGTTTTTCATTTTGTGGCTTGTAGTTTTTGACTGTTGCATCTCTTAAAGACGGATTAACGTTTGATTGATTGAATATGTTGTTTATCTTCCGTTGCTTGTTTCGCTTATATTCCTCATAGATTTCACATTTGCAACCGTCTTTATACTCGTAACCATTCGGGTGTTTTTTAGTAGGAGCAAACTTATATAAGTCGTATTCACTTCCACATCTCTCACATTTCAATCCTTTTTCGACATGAGTAGGTTGATATTTTTTCAAGCTTTCGTTTATCTTTTCGCTGAATAGTGGTTTCATAATATCCCCCTAATCCCAATAACTTTCGTCGTACTTCATGCGTTCCAATTGATCCGTGCCAGTTGGTTGTATTTTTTGATTGAGGTACCCCTCAAATTTACTGCCAAAAAGTGTTTCTGGTCTAAGGTATTTATCGCTATCCGTGTTTAACCATTCAGCTGTTTTGATATCAATCACCTTTTTAAAATCCTCCAACCTAAAATCTTGATTCCATCTTGCTTTAATAAAATCTTTTGTTTTAGCTGTATTATGTTTAAAATGCTTTCCTGCTTTTTTATTTAAGTATTCGATAATTTCTTTATAGGGAATGGAAGACACCGTCGGGTTGCCCGACAATATACTTCCTTCATTATTAGTATTGTTATTATTAGTTAAATCATTATTAGTACTATTATTATTAGTAGTATGCGATTTACCATTAACGGTTTTTCCATTGTTGGTTTTACCGTTAACGGTTTTTCCAACGTTGGAAAATCGAATGTGGTGCGGTTGCTCATATACTAAGTACTCATAACCATTTAACCTACCACTTTTATCACGTTTTCTACTACGTTGAATGTATCCAATTTCTTCCAGTTCCTTGATTCCACTCTTTAAACCGCTAAGTCCATCAGTTGAATGTTGCTCTAGTTCTGTTTCGTAAATTTGCCAGTTATCAGGTCGACTTAACAAATAAAGTAGAATACCTTTAGCCTTCCAACTTATATTAGAATCATGTATAAAATCTTTGTGTACTGTGACAAAGTTACCTGATTCTTTGTAAACTCTAAATGTTGCCATTTCGTTATCTCCTTTCTGGTATAATTTTGTTATCGCTACTGCGTTAGATTGGGGGTGAATAAAATATGGAAAAACCTTATATGTTAACATATGATTTAAACTCACCCGGACAAAAATATGAGGAATTGAGAAATGTTATAAAAAAGGAAATTTCTAATGGTCATTGCAATTATTGGAAATCTTCATTTTTATTCCGTTCTTCTTTATCAACTTCAGAAATGATAGAAAAGTTGAAACCTTATCTCGATTCTGGAGATAAGCTGTTTGTTACAGAAATAGTCAATAACAAACAAGGGTGGTTAACAAAAGAACAATGGGATTTTATCAACCATAATATTTTTATTTAGGTTCTTTTATTGAATCTTTTGTTATATCAGGAAAACCTTTAGAATCCTCAGGGGTAAATTTTTTAATTTTTTTAGCGCTTCTAATCTCTTCCGCCAAGATGACGATTAGGAGTGCTATTTTTATTATTCTTAGTCTATTCATTCCTTTTTCTCTCCTTTCAACATTTCGTTGAGCCTCTCATCAACTTTTATCCACGAGTCATGCAATTGATATTTATCATCAAATGACTTAACACCAATCGCATGTTGCTGGTTATGATGTTCGCGACATAACGCTAATACATGTTTGTCGTAGTGATTCATCTTGTTTCTGTTCATACCTCTGCCGACTGCTTCATAATGTGCTAGGTCAGCGTGAGGCTTTCCGCATATAATGCAATGACGCGTAACAGTTGCCCAATAAAGATAATTTTTTTCTTCTTTCATCAATTTGCTTGTTTTATAATTTAATGGAATCGCATTTGTAAAAATCCACTCAAACATCGCTTCTATAATTTGCTTGGCTATAGTTCGAGAACAATTTGATAAAGATATGCGTTCTTCATAGCCATACAGAAACTTCACATAATCTTGGAACATTTGTCTCATATAATCTCTAGGCTGTCCTGTATGAGCTTCTATATCGTTACACAATGCGAATATCAATTTGCGTTGTTGTCCAGTGATAGAATTCGGATCTATCACTGAACAATCAACATCAATTGGCTGGTTCAAATCTAGCAACGTTAGCGCTTCATCTGGTATCTCTACACCGGTAACAACTACATCATATAAACCATTGTTATTTTGTTGGTATTTGATGATTTGTGCCACTTAATCACACCCTAGAAAGGCAAATCGTCATCAGATATATCAATAGAATTATTAGTATTTTCAAACGGATTATTATTCACATTAGAGTTGTTAGAACTCTCATTGTTATCATTTTTTTCGTTTTCTTTAATTCCAACTTTTTCATAAACTGCTGTACCTTCAAATTTCCAAAATCTTTTTAATACTGTATTCCATTTATCTTTATAATCATTATATTTTCGTTCTAACTCAATATTGATTGGTTTACCGATTACATCTCGTTCAGTAAAGTTAAATTGACCATTATTGTCATCAATGCCTATTGCCTTCAAGAATGTGTATAACCAGTTTTTGGCGAAGTCGTTTGAAGTATCGCCGTTTGCATAATGAGTGAATTCTCCTTCTTCTTTATGAATAAACGTGATTACAAATTGTGGATGTCCATTCTTAGACTCTTTAGATTCGAAGTTTTTAACTTTCACACTGTATTGTCCTGGTTGCATGTAGTTACCTAATTCTTGTGCGCCTTGTAAGTTTAAATTGAAGTTCATAATTAATTACCGTCCTTTTTAGTTTTTTATTAGTTTCCGTTTTGTGCCATATCTATAATTTTTGAAATTGAAGCATTTTTAATACCTGGATTATTGATTGTTATTTGCGGATTATGCCTAACTTTAGTTGTATATAAATTAGAAGGTTCTACAGAAAACACATAATCGTGTGTCGCATTTCCGTTCTCATCTGTATGATCTTTTATAAATGTGTGTCCTATAATGTCGAACTGAGTTACTAAGTTGTTGTGTATTGCCGGTTGTACTTCAATTGATATTCTAGGGTTAATAATTTTTCCATTCTCATCTTTATCTTCTGAGTTAAGCCCTTCATGTCCTGTAAGCACAACGTGAAATCCGAGCTTATCTTTAACCTTTAATAGGTGCCTAATCGAGTTAACAATTAATTTAGATGTTTCCCCATAATCTTGAATTCTTGCTTTTTTGACTTGGTGCGTGTTCATCACATGAGTCAGCGTTATATCTCTTAACTTTTGTGCTGTTTCAATTACAACCACATCAAGTAACTTTCCTCTTTGTCTAGCTGTATTTACAATCGATTCAATACTCGCAATTGTGTTTCTAAAAGCAATGTAATTGTCGACTCTCTTCACAAAACCTTGTCGCGTTACTTGAGTACCATCTTCGTGAATATCGATAATAAAAGCGTTGTTTTCTCTAGTAGCTAAAGTCGTCTTGCCGGTTCCTGATTTGCCATATACCATAATTGAATAATAGTTCTGAGTATCTTCATTAATTTCCTCAATACCTAGTTCTTGTAAAATATCTTGTTCCTCACTCATCACTTGATCACCAGACTTTCTGTTACCTTTAATTCAACGCCAGGAATATCTTTGCCAGCTTTTAAATCATCGATTAGTTGCTTAGAATTAAGTTTTGGCGCTTGTGATAGCCAATAATCATTTGGAATAAGTTTTTCATCGATAATATTTTTACTAGCCCCGTTTTTGCGTTTGTAAATATGATTAGTAGCTGTGCGGTAACTATCTACTTCCTGTGTTTCTAACATCTCTTTTAAGTAATCTTTTAATCGATCAGTTAAATTTTGTTTTTGTTTTTTTAAATTTTGAAGTCGCTTAATCTCTTTATCTATGACATCTATGTCACCTAATGTTTCACGTCTCCAATTGACGATGTTATCTACTTTGACATTCATTTCTGCTTGGATAGAATCTAATGTGTCTTTTAATAATGTTGGATCTAATTCATCTTGATTAGACAACTTTTTAAATGCTTCTGATAGCTCATATAGATTAGCCATTAGTTAATCCCCCTCTACCATTTCATGACTAAGTTAATTAGTCTGTCCTGTTCGTCTGTGTTCTCTTCAATCCATTCATCTATTGCTTGGTTGAATAATTCTGATGCCATATCTAAGTCATTCTCATCTACGACATAAGCATGTTTAATTGGTACGTTGTTCATATCTTTAACTTGTATTGATATGCCCATATGACCTTTTAAAATGAATAGCTTAAAATCGAATCCGTTAACATGAATATTTTTGCGTATGATTTCGCCTACTTCGTAATACATTGTTTTAGTCCTCCTTGCTGTCATCAATACCGAGAAATTTTTGTGATTTACACATTTGGAGAACATTGACAATGTCTTTATAACTCTTAGTGCTATCCAATAAGGAAGCAAGATCGAAAGTATGACCAATCACAGAACTTGAACCTGCTAAATAATCTCCGTCGATAACTCCTATTGATGAGAAAAGCAAAATATCAAATTTACTTTCTCCCTTAATTTCTTTCGCTAATTCATATAATTCTGCGGTTTTTTCAGATAATAAGTCTTTTATTTCTTCCTGCGTCATGTCTTTATATTTTTTAGTCATAGTTGACATCCTCCGTATTTCGTTTTATATTGAAAACATATTTTTTATTTCTTTATTAGATATGTTTGACACTGTTACTCATTGCTCTGAGTAGCAGTTTTTTTATTCTTCATAAAAGTATTCCTTATAAAATATGAATGTTGCGATACTTGCGAATCCTGCAATTGACCATGCTGTAGTGAAGTATAGAAACGGCATGAGTACAATCGCTAAGACCGTGAAGCATAGCACTGCTATTAGGTAGCTTTTATATGTGTCGCTCATTTGATAATCCTCCTAATACCATTTTTTATGCTTTCTGATCAAATACTCTTCCAATTTAGAAATATTAATCAGAGTGCCTGTTGGTGAATAATCAATGTATAAATTTTCTACACCTAAATTATCTTTGCGGTAATATTTCAACCAGTTGTATACTGTACTTCTACTTACTCCAAATAATTGATGGATTTGTGTAGGTGTTGCGTATAACTTTTTCACAAATTTTTCTTCGCCTCGATATGTGTTTTCTGGTGTTGGTGGTATTATGATTTTTGGCATCTCTATCACTCCTTTAGATAAATGTTAAAGTTTGTTATTATTCGCCCTGTATTGAAGTTCTCTATCTAATGCATAGAAAACTTTGTTTATTTCTAAGTAGCTGTAATCACTTTTTTTAATAAGCTCTAATATTTCCGCTCCTAAGTTACGTTCCTTTTCCGTTAAATAGGATGAAGAAGCATCAGCTTTGCTAGAAACTTGTGGGACGCCTATACGCAATCCTTCTGATCTTGTGTTCATTTGTTATTCCTCCTTTCGTGTATAATGTTGTTATCAACCTAAGGAGGTGATAAGTATGAAAGCTTGTTTATATCTTTCTAATGATAAA